GATCAAGCAAGGCATCTACCGCCACTTTGTCACCATGTACTACGTTCAATACACGAAATGTGTATGGTCTAAGGGTATGCAGCAAAAAGCTAAAAAACGTGTACGTGAAGAAGTACCGAAGATAGTAACACTACTTACCGAGAAGCAACGAAAGTTCGTAGAGGCGTATCTAGGCGAAGCTAACGGCAACGGCACTAAGGCCGCAGAGATAGCCGGGTATGGTGGAGATACGAAGACCCTGGGCATAACCGCAGTAAAGAATCTGAGGAAAATCAATATCCGTAAAGCCATAGACGAGCGAACGAAAGATGATGGCTCTATTGCGACCAGAGAAGAACGGCAGGCTTTCCTTACGAAAGTTATGCGTACTGAGCATGGGAAAATGCCAGAGAGGTTGAAGGCGACTGAACTTCTTTGCAAGATGCACGGAGACTTCATCGAGAGGCATACGATAGATATGACTGTGGGGCGAAAGGAGAGGAAGGCCGAGATAGAGGACTTCCTCACGCAATTATCCACAAGGGCACAAGCAGCGGCGATAGGACCGGGTAGTCCTATCGTGCAAGTGGTTGATACGACTGCTAAAGCGTTTATCGAGGCTGACTGTGCAAATAGCGAATCAAAATAAGTCGCCTGCTGAAATACTCTCTCTCCTACCCAGACATGCTAGGGACACTATCCTCGAAGCGTTATCCGATGAGGCGTTACAAGATCTAGAGCATTCTTGGGAATTTCTCGCTAGACCCTCGCAGCTACCCCCAGAAGGGGATTGGCGTATCTGGCTTGTCATGGCAGGTCGAGGCTGGGGCAAAACCCGTTGCGGATCTGAATGGATAAGGACACACGTAGAATCGGGTAGGGCTAAGAGAGTAGGACTTGTTGGAAGAACTGCCGCAGACGTGCGCGACGTTATGGTGGAAGGACCGAGTGGTTTGATTGCCGTAGCTTCTCCAGACATGCGCCCAGTGTACGAACCTTCTAAACGCAGGCTTGTCTGGCCCAATGGCGCGATGGCTACGATGTTTAGCGCCGAAGAACCGAAGTTACTCCGTGGGCCGCAATTTGACATAGGCTGGTGCGACGAGCTTGCCGCGTGGAAATATACAGAATCTTTCGATCAAATGATGTTTGGGCTACGCCTAGGTAACGATCCTCGTTGCATAGTCACGACAACGCCTAGACCAGTGCCCGTTATTCGTGAACTGCTAAGTAATGAGTCCGTTGTGCTAACCAAGGGGAACACTTACGAAAACAGGTCTAACTTAGCGCCGCAATTCTTTGATGACATTGTAAGGAGGTATGAAGGCACGGCATTGGGTAGGCAGGAGATATACGCGGAAGTTATCGACGAGATGCCGGGTGCTTTGTGGACGAGGGAACTTTTGGAAACATGCAGACCTTTAGAAGTACCAGACTTGGTAAGGGTAGTAGTTGCAGTCGATCCTTCGGTTGAAGGGACGAGGAATGAAACGGGTATTGTAGTCTGTGGGTATGGTGATGACGGAAAAGGATACGTACTTGCCGACAGATCAACAATGGGTTCTCCTGATCTTTGGGCAAGGCGTGTTGTGCAAACCTACCACGACTTTCAAGCAGACAGGATTATCGCAGAGGTAAATCAAGGCGGCGAAATGGTTGAGCGCGTATTGCGCACAGTGGACGAAGATATACCGTATAAAAAGGTTCGTGCGTCAAAAGGCAAAATCGCTCGCGCCGAGCCCATAGCCGCATTTTATGAACAAGGTAGAGTGTTTCACGTGGAACACTTTTCTAAACTAGAAGATCAAATGTGTTCTTATGTTCCGGGCGACCCAAAATCCCCCGATAGATTAGATGCTCTCGTTTGGGGTTTGTCTGAAATTATGCTAAACCGTAAGGTGGTACGAGAATACCAAGTTAGCAATTTTGGAGTGAGGCCAACCCCGTGGAAAATATAGAAAGTGTAGGGTGCGGGTATCCCACACTGTATAGCGGTGTAGAGAAAGATAGCATCGAAACTTTTTTAACTGAGGAAGATCTTCTTGCTAAAAGAGCCGTTCGTGTTTTTCATAGGTCGGTAAGTTCAAAAGTTAGACCCCTAGAGCGTGCGCTAAACAGTTACTTCAAAAAGTTTGCTAGAAATAAACTAAATACCCTACGCAGAAACGGAACCCTTCGGCTTTTCGCGGGAGGCAATGTAGCCAAACTTTATAAAGCCGAGGCCATTATATCCAAAGCGCTGCCGAGAGAAGATGAAGAAGCGTTTGTAGATCTTATTTTGAGATACGGCGATATTGCTAGGGACGAAGAAGCAAACAAAATCCTCAAAGAGTATGAAGAAGTATTGCCTCTTATTTGGCCGTCTTCTTTCTATACGGCGAAAAGACGAATACTGGGGGAAACAATCCGTAACCTAAACGAAAAGACTGAAAACATTATTCGCGACACACTTGTTTTTTCTACGCAAACTACAATTAGACCTACTACGTCTAGTTTAGCGCGCAGTATTTCTGATTCTCTCATGGGCGTTACAGGTATTCTTGGAACGTCTGAATCTAGAAGGATAGCTAATACGGAAATACCCTCGTTCAAAAACTTTGGTAAACATGCTGCATACGCAAAGTCGGGGATTAAAAGATTACGATGGGTGTCTATCATCGATAGTCGCACAAGACCCGCACAAGAAAAGAAACCTCGCGCAAATCATATTATGATGGACAAAAGGGAAACTGATGTTGGTGTAGCTTTTGATATGGCTGTGTCGGGCGCTAAAATGTTTTACCCCGGCGACCCCAGCGGCCCACCATACGAAGTTATAAATTGCAGATGCACCTTAATCCCTATAGGAAAACCTAAGAGGTAATAATGGAAACTACTCCTAAAAACGGAACTTCCGTTTATAAAAAAGATAAAGAAGAAAGAGTCGACCTCGATGTCATAGGTTCTACAGGTCTAAAAAGATTTGATGGGCTGATCAGTGAAGAATGGCTACCGCAGCTAAAAGGCATAGCGGCTGTAAACATATTTAGGCAAATGCGGGATAACGATCCCATTATAGGTGCCTTTATGTTTTCGGTTGAGTCTTTGATTAGACAAGTTAGATTTTACGCGCAACCGGCTAATAAAAGCCTAGACGCGATAAAAGAGGCCGAATTTTTAGAAAGTTGTATGGAGGACATGAACCATACGTTTTCAGATCTTTTATCTGAAGTAATGTCAATGCTCGTTTACGGCTGGTCTTACTTTGAGCTTGTTTACAAAATAAGAAAAGGACCAAACCAAAAAGACTCTAAGTACCGCTCAAGGTACTCAGATGGAAAGATAGGTTGGCGAAAAATATCTACACGCGCACAAGATACTTTAGAGCGCTGGGAGATAGACGAAGGCGGCGGGATTAAAGGTCTTTGGCAAATAAGCCCCCCTACATACTCTCTTGTCTATGTGCCGATAGAGAAAGCAATTCTCTTTAGGACACAGACTAACAAAAATAACCCAGAAGGCCGCTCTGTTCTTCGTAATGCTTTTAGGCCTTGGTATTTCAAAAAGAAGCTAGAAGAAATTGAAGCCATAGGTATTGAGCGTGATCTAAGCGGTCTTCCTGTTTTAGAGGTTCCTCCCGAGATTATGGCGTCGGGCGCATCAGCGGCAGATAAAACTTTACGTACTGACCTAGAAAACATGGTTCAGCAAATAAAGCGGGACGAACGAGAGGGCATGGTGATACCTTCTGAGCTAGACCAAGACGGTAAGCCAACGGGTTATCGCTTTAAGTTGCTGAGTTCTGGTGGTCGTCGCGCAGTTGACGTAGACGGCGCAATAAAAAGATATGAATCTCGTATGGCTATGTCGGTCATGGCTGAATTTTTGATGTTGGGCATGGACAAGGTTGGTAGCTTTGCTTTGGCTTCAACTAAAACACATATGTTTAGTGTAGCACTCGGCTCGATCATTGACTCAGTTTGTCAAACTTTCAATCGCTTTGCCGTGTCGAAGTTAATGACTCTAAACGGTGTGCCTGTAGAAAACTGGCCTACGTTAGCGCACGGCGACATCGAATCGCCCGAACTAAAAGAAATCGCAAACTACGTTGTCGGCCTCACCGATTCTGGAATAATTGTACCGGATGAGCGCCTAGAAATACGACTCCGCGAGATTGCGGGTCTACCAATGCCCGAGGATACGTAATGGCAGAAACAAAAAAAGACTTACCTGTGCTAACCAACGGCAGAGGCCCTTACTCTAGATACGGAGGCTCCGCAAAATACTCAGGACTAATCGCTAGCCTAGCGCCCGACCATACAAAGTACGTTGAGCCCTTCGCTGGTGCGGCATCTGTTTTTTTTACAAAGGATAAAGCGTCTAAGTCCGTATTAGCAGATTTAGATGACGAGCTTATAAACGCACTCAAACAAATAAAAAGCGGCGGTAAAGAACTCATACGTGCCCTTATGGGGCGCGAGCGTATGGTAACAACTGAGAGATTCAAAAAGCTGGTTAGAAGTAAGCCCAAAGGTGCCATAGACAGACTTCATAGGTTTTTGTTCATCCAAGGCGCAGGCTACTCAGCTAAACATTGTGGACCACCACCAGAAGCTAAGAAAGGTAAGCCAGCATATAACCCACAAAGGCTAATGCCTTTTATGGAAAAGCTAAAAGGAGTCTCGATTGAGAAGTCTCCTTTTGAGCAAACACTTGCAAGGCATGACAGTAAAGACACGTTCTTCTTTATTGACCCTCCTTACCCAAAAGAATGGAAGAATACCGCCGACGATATAGACCGCGAGAGGGGTGAGGAATTTCTAGACGTTCCAAAGTTCGTGAAAGCCGTTAGAGCACTGAAGGGAAGTTGGATTGTTGCGCTAGGCGATAACAAGGAAAACATAAATGCGATAAAAGCCCTAGGTGGAACTATCTTTTATAAAAGGGGTACAGAAACAACAAATACCGGAGGCACAAAAGAAGCCAAAAGATATTTCTCAGCTAACTTTGATATAAAAACGGCAATTAGACAAAAAGCGATTATGGTTTCTGGCGGCTTTTCTAAGCTGGTTGTTACTAAGGCTCTCATGCAACCGGCTAAAGACGAGAGTAATCGCGACTTCATGGTTAGGTTTATGGATGATCCTAAATCGACCGAAGAATTTCCAGATACCAAACAGAGGCACGCTGTAGGGATGCAAATTTGGGAAAGGACCAAAAAGGCGATTGAGAAGCGTTTAGCCTTATGGGGTTCTACGGCTGGAAAGTCTAGAGTTGCAAAACGTGTTATCCCAATGATTCCCGAACATAAAACGTATGTTGAGCCGTTTGCTGGGGGCGCTGCTGTATTTTACGCAAAGCCAAAGGAAATGAGTAAAAACGAAGTTCTATCGGATACACATACAGAAGTAGCCTTTTCATTCAAATACGTTAGAGATGGTTCGGATAGAGACTTCGATGGTGTTCGCCGTAAGAATTGGATTGTTTCTAAGGAGCAGGCCAGAAAGGTCCATGACCTAAAACCATCTAAAGGGGATGATAGGTTCTATAGGTTTGCATACAAACGGTATGCCATGTTCTTTAGAAACGAGAACAGAATTACGGCAATAGATCCTTCAAAGGCCGGTAAAAAACCTACACTTATAAACAACTTAGAAAAAACAAGGGAGCGCCTAAAGGGTGTAAAAATTCATAACGAAAGTTACGAGAAGATATTCAAGGCGTATGACGGAAAAGATACTTTCTTTTATTTGGATCCTCCTTATCCTCGTATTGCGCAAGAAGTAGGCGAAGACCAGTTCGACGAGCCAGCCTTTATAAAGAGGCTTGAAAACCTAAAAGGTAAATTCCTTTTACACTATGACTACCGAGATAAGTCTAAGTTCTTGAATAAGGGATGGAATGTAAAGGTTATTTCCGTAGCTAAGACTGGGGGCTATACAACGGCAACTGTCGCTGGGAAGCTACTTGAGGTCACGAACTATACGCAGACCAAAAAAGCAGAAGAACCTAAGCACTTTGGTAGTGGCGAGAACATAGACGTATTTGGTTACAGGACTAAAAATTTCGATACTTGCCGTAGCGCGGTTACGCTCTTTAGAAAGTTAGAAAAGACTAAAGAGAAAGAAACACAAGGCCACGTCATAAAAGCAGCGAAGTATCTCGACGCATTTTTTGGTATTGAAAAGAAAGTTGTGTCGGAAGGCTACGCGAGTGAAGAAGACGGAGGACTTGCATTAGATCTAGCGATTCTTTTTGCCTACGAAGTAGGTATCGTAGCAGAAAGAATGAGCCGATCTTTTGATAGAGATATTGTGTTTCTCAAAATGCACTTTCAAGAGATAGGTAGCAGGATGGGTCTAAAAAAGGCCGAGATTGATTATGCCGATCCAAAAAATGAAAAGTATCCAATAGATAGCTATGAGCATGTTAGGGCAGCAATAAGCTACTTTTCTATGCCAAAAAATGCGGATAAGTATTCGGATAAAGAACAAGCACAGATTTGGGGCAGGATAAAGGCTGCTGCTAAAAAATTAGGTATAACACTGAGTCCTGACTCGGGGCCTCCTGGTTTACAAGAAAAAGACATTTCTAATTCTATGTATAACAACTGGCTTATTCCCGTTATAAAAACAGACGAAGACGAAAAAATAGTTACAGGAATTGTTTTGGAGCCCGATGAGGTAGACGCACAAGGAGATACAATTTCTAAAGAGGCTATAAAGGAGGCGGCGCATAAGTTTCTGTCAAAGTTCAACAAGGATACCGAACTTGGATTTATGCACAAAGCCTTCGGTGATTTAGGAATGGGTCTTATTGAAAGTTGGGTCGCCAGAGAAGATTCTGACTTTGGTGGAAGTCCTGTAAAATCGGGGTCTTGGCTTATGTCCGTACAAGTATCGGACAACGAAAAGCTGTGGGAAAAGATAAAATCTGGAGAAATCGCCGGATTTTCGATCGGCGGTGTTGCAAGGGTTTCTAGGTAAGGGGTTGCATTACTACATGGTTTTTGTTACCTCAAAGGTGGTTCGTTTCAAACAATGACATCCTCCACAAATGAGCGGAATAAAAAACCGCGTGAATTATTAGACCTCGACATTAGAGAAGTTTCATTAGTTGACCGGCCAGCAATACGCCGAAAGTTTTTAGTCATTAAACGTGACGAAGATGGAGAAAATATGAGTGACGAGCAAGCATTATCTTCTGAGCCGCAAGATAACTTTATCTTTGATGAGGTTGTCTGCAAAGACGAAGAAGTTAAAAAAGCCAACGATAGTTCTGGAGAAGATGAGTCCGAAGAAGAAGAAGACGAGGACGAGTCTAAAAAACCTAATAAAAATAAGGCCAAGGCTAAGGGTAAAACCGCAGCTAAAGATGCGCTAGAGGCCGAGTCTGAAGACGAAGACGAAGACGAAGACGACGACGAAGCTAGCGAAAAGAAAAAGAAAAAAATAAAAAAGGAGACTATGAAGATGGCACAACCCCAGGCTTCAATTCCGGTTTCTTTCTCCAAGCGCGACGATGGTTCTTACGATCTAACGGGCGTTCCTGAAGAAATGCAAGCCACTGTAGAACAACTATGTAAAGCACAAGACACAGCAGTCCAAAAAGCTGTGGAGCTTGAAGAAATCCTAAAGGCGGAACGCGACGAGCGACTACGCCGAGACTACGTCGAGAAGGCCGAAAAAGAATTTTCTAGCCTTCCGGGTACTTCCGTTGAGATCGGGCTTTTGCTCAAGACTCTCAATGACTTGGACAAAGACGTAGCGGAAAAAATTGAAGGCGTTTTCGCGACCGTAAATGCACAACTTGAAAATGGCACTATGCTACAAGAAGTTGGCAACGCAGCGTCCGACGCCGAAACAACCGCTTGGGGTCGCATTGAAAAGCAAGCCGCTGAAATGATGGCTTCCGGCGAAGTCACTAAGGCGGCTGCAATCTCTAAAGTTTTGGAGATGAATCCAAAACTTTATCAAGATTACCTAAAAGAAGGGGGTAACTAAATAATGGCATATTCAGAAAGTACAACCATTATAACTTTGCCAGCATCGGCTGATCTATCCGCAAACCAGTATCGCTTCGTTACAGTTGATACAAGCGGGCAAGTCGAACTAACAGCCGCAGACGGTAACGCTGTAGGTATTCTACAAAACACACCGGATGCGCAAGGACGTGCTGCTTCAGTTCTGATTTCAGGCGTAAGCAAGTTGGCTTGCGCTGGTACTGGCTCAGGAACCAGAGCTGGATGGAATATCGGTAGTGGTGCAAACGGTCTAGGAGTGGAAAAAGGGTCCGGGCCCACGCTTGGCATTTGTGTCGAGACAGCCACGAACGTTAACGAAATTGCGACTGTTGTTTTCAGTCCTAACGGCACCGTGGCTTAGGGAATAGGTGAATAATAATGAGTAATCCAACTGCTAGTTCAGTTCACGTCAACACTCCGTTGACGAATATCAGTGTGGCCTACAGCCAAGCGGCTGATAAGTTTGTCGCCCATCGCGTGTTTCCTGTAGTTCCTGTCGTTAAACAAAGCGACCGTTACTACGAATACGACAAAGACGATTGGCTTCGTAGTGAGGCGGAACTTCGCGCACCTGGCTCAGAAAGTGCCGGTGGCGGTTATCGTTTGACGAATACCAGCACTTATTATGCTGCCGTAAATGCCATCCACAAAGACGTTGATGATCAGACCCGCGCTAACGCAGATCCAGTTATCAATATGGACCGCGATGCTACCGAGTATATTACGCAACAACTTCTTATGAAACGTGAGAGGGATTGGGCGAGTACGTTCTTTCAACTACTTACTTGGACAGGATCAACAACGGCTACTGATATTGGTATCGGTACTGGTGTTACTACCCGGTGGGACGCTACGTCTTCAACGCCTATTACGGACATCGCACTACAAGCGGCTTCTATGATGCAGAAGACAGGCCACTATCCTAATACGTTAGTAATTCCACCCGACGTTTACAATGCTTTGATCAACAATGATGATATTGTGGATCGCATTAAGTACACGCAAAAAGGTGTTGTAGGTCGTGACCTACTTGCTAATGTGCTTGGTCTTGATCGCGTTGAGGTTTGTTGGGCAACTAACAATACCGCAGTCGAAGGCGCAGCCGCTTCGATGGCGTTTATCAACTCATCTAAGGACGCATTATTGTGCTACTCGGCACCGGCACCCAGCCTTTTGAAACCATCGGCAGGATACACATTTACGTGGAGCGGCTATACTGGCGCTCAAGACGGTATGCGAATCTCTCGTTTCCGCATGGATCATCTTAAGGCTGATCGCGTTGAAGGCGAACTTGCCTACGCGCAGAAAATTATTGGTGCAGACCTCGGAGTGTACTTCGATAACATTATCACCTAGAGAACGGGCGTATGACAAAGCGAGTAGCGGTTGGGCCAAAAAATAGGCGCGGGTTCAGGATATATGATTCTGACGGTAAACTTAAGATTTACCGTAGAGGTGAGTTATTACCAGAGGGAACTGACTTACCTTCTCGCTACTTCCGCGACAAGCGTGCTGTATGGGTTGACGAGACTCCTGTGAAAAAGGAATCTCCTAAACCAACTCCGAAGACGGAGGAGAAAGCTGACAAATCGGCAACTCCCTCGCCGTCTTCGGAGGGTGCGGGAGTTTCTGTCCCGCACCCTCTAGAAGTAAGCGGGGCAACGGAAAATAAATCGGCTGAGAAGAAGACAAAGCGTAAACGTAAAAAGCTGTTTAGCGGCGAATGAGGGCAGGAACGAACGCTTGCCCGTGCATAAGGAGGCGTAAAATTGACCTGGACCTATTCTGGAGATCCGGCAGGTTCGGATCTCGACAAAATACGCTTTCTCGTTTTTGATACGGATACGAACGAACAACTTCTCAACAACGAAGAAATTGCTTGGCTACTCAGCGAGCAAACGAACGTCTATATGGCGGCTGCTAATGCTGCTGAAGCTATCGCAGCTAAATTTGCTAAAGATATTACTCGTAATGCGTTAGGCCTAAGTGCGTCTGTAGGTAACCGCGCTGCTTTCTATTTAGAGCTAGCAGACAAGCTAAGGGCGCAAATGTCTACCACTAATAAGCATGGTGAAGTATTTGCTGGTGGGCTAACAATTAGCGGCAAGATTGCCCTAGACGATAATACTAACGCTGTTCAACCCGCTTTCAAAATAGGTCAATTTGATTGGAACGGCCCTAATGACGGCGCAAACTGGACGGATCCAAAATGAGAATGAGGATCAGTTTACAGAATCCACGCTCGATCAAGCACATGGATAATCTATACAAAAATCTAGACAAGACGTTTAGAGATAGCCTCTTAGCTGCGGGCGATACAGCAATTCGTGTTATCCGCGATACCATAAACAATAAATGGGTTGGTGTTACTAACTACGGAATTTCTGATGGTACTCTAGCCAATTCCTTCAA